GTAAATTATGGCTATGGCAGAATCTAATATTCAAGGTAAAGACCCTAAAAAGCTAGTAGATGAAACTCAGGACCTGTATCGGCGCTATTCGACAAAGCGTGATACATGGGCTAAACATGTTAAAGAAGACCGTGAGTTCCGCCTAGGCAGACAGTGGACTAGAGAACAAGAAGAGGTTTTAAAGTCTAGAGGGCAAGCTCCAGTAGTTGTTAATCGTATACATCCAGCTGTAGAAGCAGCTAAGTCTATGATAACGGCTAATCGTCCATCTTTTAGGGTGGCACCTAGAGAAGATTCTGATAATAGAGTGGCGCAAGTAATGTCTGCGCTACTTTCATATATGTATGATATTTCTGATGGCAGGACTGTAGTGCGTACAATGGTAGATGATTATTACGTTGCAGGTATGGGACTTATTCAGGTTTATCAAGACCCATTAGCTGATATGGGTAAAGGTGAGGTCAAGATTAAAGATATTGACCCAATGGACGTTTATATAGACCCTAATTCAAGAGATAGATTATTTGATGATGCCGAAAATATCATCGTTTCGAGATTATTTACTAAAGCTCAAGCTGAGCGTTTATACCCAATGTATAAAGATGCTATTGAAAACGCAAATTCTGACATTGATTTTAACTCACCAGAAACTGGCAGGGCAACTAATGACTATGCTGCGCAATTTCCTGAAGATGTTGGGCAAGTAAGTGAGCAGGACTATATACGTGGTTATGAGAGATATTTTAAGATACGAGTACCTAAGCGAAGAGTATTTGAGCAATTTAGTGGCGATGAAAAGCTTTTAGACGAGACAGAGTGGGAGCGATATCTATCTCAACCAGCATGGGTTATTAATGGTGAGCAGATTTTAACAGACGAAGAACAAGTTCAGCAGTTAATAATGCAAATGCAACAACAGTTTCAGCAGCAACAAGCTCAAGCTGCATCACAGTTAGTAGACCAAGGTGGTGACCCTAATACTGCTCTTGCGGCACCTATGCCTGAGATACCTATTGAACAGGTTACTTTTGCAGACTTAGTCCAGCAAAAAGTAATTCAAGTAGTAAAAATTACAGTTGAGCGAGTAAAGATGTGTGCAATGATGGGAGATGCTTACCTGTATTCTCGTATTCTTCCTACGGATAAATATCCAATCGTTCCAGCAGTGAATATGCATACACGTACTCCATATCCTACCTCAGACGTACGCATGGTTAAGGGAATGCAGGAGTATATTAACAAGACTCGCTCTTTAATTATAGCACACGCTACAACAAGTACTAATACTAAGATACTTGTTCCAGAAGGCTCAGTTGATATGACTGAATTTGAAGAAAAGTGGGCACAGCCAGGGGTTGCAATACCTTTTGACCCTACAGATGGTGCCCCAGTTACTGTTCAACCTAGCCCTCTACCTAATGAATTATATAGCAATGAGCAGACTGCTAAGAATGATATTGACCATCAGCTAGGATTATATGAAATGATGATGGGTAATTCTTCAGTAGCTCCTCAAACATATAAAGCTACTATATCATTAGATGAATTTGGACAAAGAAAGATTAAATCAAAGCTAGCAGACATTGAAGCAGCACTTACTCGTGTTGCCCAGGTTGCTATACCTATGATGCAACAGCTATTTACTGGTGAAAAGGTATTTAGAGTGGTTCAGCCAAACAATTCACTATCTGACTATGTTGTCAACAAAAGGCTTGTTGATGATAAAACGGGTGAAATTGAAGTATTTAACGATATTACGGTAGGCATGTATGATGTAGTATATATATCAGGAAGTACATTACCTACTAATAGATACGCTGAATTAGAATTTTACATGGACGCATATCAAAAAGGTCTCATTGACAGAGTTGAAGTTCTTAAGAAAACTGAAGTCTTTGATATCGAAGGAGTTATGCAACGTCAGGATGAGATTGCTCAATTGCAAGCTGCACTTGAACAAGCTCAGGAAGAGGTTAAAGGGCTTAAAGGCGATTTACAAACTCGCGATAGAGAAGCTGTTAGCCTTCGTAAAAAAGTGGAAGTTGAGAAGTTTAAATCAGACTTGGATGGAGTTAGCAATAAAGCGAAAGCTGCTGGCACATTGTTTGGTAAACGTCTTGATGACACACTCGCCAATGAAAAGCGTGATATATCGTCTCGCTTGAAAGAAATGTCACTTACCCCTAAAGGCGATACGGGCAGTGAATAGTAAGGAAAAGTAAACAATGGAAGAAATGAATCAGGATACCCCCCAAACAGCGAATACGCTAGCAGATGTTGAAGCAAAAGCATTTGGAGCGCCTGCTGCAGAAGGCTCCTTAGATAATAGTCTTACCGTTACAGAGGCTTTCTCAAGCCCTGCAGAGGTAACTGGCACTGAAGCTCCTGTAGAAGGAACACCTGAAGTACCAGCGGAAGCAGCTCAAACAAACGAGGTTTATGAGGCCAAGAATGATGAGCGTAGATTTGAATATTGGCAGTCACAAGCAGCCAGACGGGAAAATGAACTTAAAGTTCTACAGCAACAGTTAGAGACAGCGAAAGCTACACCTCAAGCGACGCCTGAAGTACCAGCGCAGCAGACTCAACCAGAAGTTCAAGAATTTCCACCAGCCCCAGCTAAGCCTGAGAAACCAAGAACATTCTCTAGAGATGAAGCTTACAGCGACCCTCAATCAGAGAGTGCTCGATATTTAGACGAGGTAGAGTCATGGAGAGATGACATGGTTCAGTATTCTGAACTTAAAGGTCAGTATGAAGTAGCTGTTTTACAAGAACGTTTAGACGGTCAAGATAAGCAGCGTCAAGAAGCACAAAAGCGTCAACAAATTCAAATGGACAATAACAGACAGTCTCAAGAAGTATATGAGCATGTTACTGGCCATTATGGATTTAATGATGCAGATGCGCGTGAGTTCATAACCACCATGAGTAAGCCAGAGTCTATAACAATGGATAACCTTGTAAACCTTTATAGGATGCAAAAAGGTCAACCTGCGCAAGCTGCAGCAGTTAATGCTGGACCTAGCCCAACGTTTACCCAAATGCAGAATGCTCAATCAATCCCTTCACCTATGGGTGTAGTGACTGGTGAAACTGGGCAAGATTCACGTCCTGAAGGAGACCAGGTTATGGATGATTTAATTAATTCATTTAACTCCAAGAATCCTTGGGGTTAATAACTTCTTAGGAGAAGAAAATGGCAAATGTAACTAGTATATCCACAGGTGCCGCCTTATCAGGTGTTGTATCTATGGATAACAACCGAAGAGTCTTTAACTTCGGTGACAGAGTAGCAGAGCTGGCTCCTCAACAATCGCCTTTCTTCGTTTACTTATCTAAAGTGGCGAAAAAAGCGACTGATGACCCAGTTTTTAAGTTTTTAGAGCAAAGACACTCATGGCAGCGTCGTAACTTTGTATGTGAGGCTGTTTCTAATATGACAGCAGCAGCAACAGGTGTAGCGTTGACTGAGAATATTGTAATCGCAGCCCCTTATAATAGTGAAGGTAAAATACAAGCTGATTGTAAACCTGAATTTATTGTAGGTGGACAAGTTATTGCAATTAAATTTGACCAAGGCGTTAAGAGAATTAAGATTGCTGAAGCTGCAACATCAGGTTCAGGTCTTACTTTTGCTGGTACTAACGGTACTGATGGTCAGGTGACTATTGCTGCAGCAAGTATGACAGCTATTGATGCTATCGCAACTAACGATGACATTTCAGCTGGTGCACAAGGTCAAGTGATTGGTTCAGCATGGGCTGAAGGAACAACAGCTCCTGAAGGTTGGGAAGATATCATGTCTGATAGCGAAGGCTATTGTCAAATCTTCAAAACTGCATGCAACTTATTCTCTGGCACTGCAATGGCAACTCGCTATCGTGGTATTGCTGATGAGTATAAACGTGTATGGGCTGATAAGCTTATGGAGCATAAGATGGACATGGAGCAAGCTTTCTTGTTCGGTCTTGGTAATGCAACAGCAGGCGCAACATCAACTCGATATACTCATGGTATAGTACCTTATGCTGAAGCAAATGGTAAAGTTTATAACTTTTCATACGCTTCATCTGGATATGATGCTTTCTTAGATGCAATGGAAGATTTCTTTGCACCTGAGTCTGGCAATTCAGGTAATAAACTTGTATTAGCTTCACGTAAAGTAATTACTTACTTGAACAAGCTTGGTGCAGGCTCATTCTTGAATAATACAGTAGGTGCTTCACAGTACAACCTTGATATCAATAGCATCCCTGGTGCTTTTGGCCATCAAGTAACTGTAGTAAACACAATATTTGGTAATCTACATTTCGTAGCTGAGCCTCTATTGCGTGGACCTTGGGAAGACTATGCTGTAGCTGTTGACATGGGCAATGTTGCTTATCGACCATTGGTTGGTAACGGCGTTTCTCGTGATACTTTCATTGAAACTAACATTCAAGCAAACGATGAAGACGGAAGACGTGACCAGATTATTACTGAAGCTGGTTTAGAAATAGCTCTTCCTGAAACTCACGCTGTATTGAAATTTAGTTAAGGGGGTATAGAATGGCTTTTACTAAAACGAATATGGGTAATGGTTGGGTAAAACTATCAGAGGCTTCTGCAGCATTAGGCTCAGGGACCACTGCTGGTGTTACTAGTAGCGCTATTGCAGCTGACGATTTAAATGCATTAGCAAAAGCTGGTTCATATATGTTGCAAGTTCATATAGCAGATACTGGAACTGTTGTGGCAGATACATCAATTCACGGAGTACAGGATGATGAATCTACCTTTCAGAGTATAGCTACTGATGTCATTGACAATCAGGCTCAGAACACTACTGTATTATACAAAGTCTCTGATGGCATTGCGTCACCAGGTCTTAAGTTTAATACAACTAAAGATAGTGGCTCTGGGGCTGCAGTTGTGACATGGACTGTTATGTATTGGGACGGTGGCCCTAATCAGTCTGATGTAACAATCGCTGGTGTTGGTGCTGACCCATCATAAGGTTAGTTAAACAAAATGGCAACGGGGCCTTCGGGCCCCTTAGCCTATAAATTGAGGAAATTATGAGTGATTTAAAAATAACCCACTCAGGGATAGAACAAACGCAAGTCAATCAAGGGCCTATTAGGCCTGGAGCAGCTTTAGGTCAATCTGGAAGTATCTTGCTTGATACAGCTTCTGCAATTGCACCTCCTGATGGAATGGTGTTTGTAGCTGTTACAATGCTAGAAGACTGCACATTTAATGCAACTAATGGCTTAGTATCAGAAGATGCGAATAAATGGTTTAATACTGATGCTGCTGCGCATGATGAGTCAGCTGGGTCAGAAACTAGCTTACAGGGTAGTGGTGGAGTAGAAGCTGATGCTAGTAATGTATTTCCTGCAGGTATGACTCTGTATGGTAGATATACTGGATTAAAATTAGCTGGTGGCGCTTGTATAGCTTACTTAGGTTAATATATGCTAGGTTTAGGCAATAAGCTTCAAAAGACTGGATT